GATACCGGGTGAACCAGCATCGCTGTAGCGGAGGTTGAATCCAGCAGGTCCGAACTCGAAAACCCACATGGATGTCAGCGATCCCGATGTGCTTCCCGCATTGCTCTTGCAATAATTGGAAAGCGATGCCCTACGCTGCGCAAGTCCCTTGAATCCGTTCGGAGTCGTGGTGTCGTTGCAAAGCAGAAGCTGGCTGTTGAATCCCTGCAGGAATCCGGCAAGGTTGAGAGCGTCCTCGGAATCGCGGGTCTTGAACGGGTCTTTTGCCGTGTCCAACACGCGCTCGTCAATGGGGCTGTCAGCCTCGTAGATTTTGATAGGCTCGATCACTTCATCGGTTGTCGAGGAGATGCGGCCTACTGGACCGTTCGCAGAGCCGAACGTTCCTACACCAAGTCTTGCCGCCTGCAAGTGCTTGTGGAACACGCCGTCCGATGCGGGGAACCATGGGCAGGCGCTCAGGAAGTCGTTGCTCTGGAGAGCTTCTCCAGCGACCTGAGCCAGAGAGTCGTATCCGGCCCGCTTCATCGCCTCCACTATGGTCATTTGTGAATAGGATGTGATTGTTGACATTTAGTTTCTCTCCATGCTGTACCTATCCGTCCTGTCCCCAGCACTGTACTCCCTGCACGGTTTCCCACTGGTCTATTGTCGGCGTTCCAGCGTTCTATTCTCACCTACAACGTAGGTGTTGATTCATAGTATCATAGCGAAGTTGCATATGCAACATCACTTCTTCCCATACTTCGCGATGAACTCCGCACTATAATGGCCCATCGTTCCCTGCTGTGGAGCCTTCCCATCAGATCCGCGCTGGAACTCTCCCGGCTGTCTGGTCTTCTCGTCCTTGGCGATGGCAAGCACCACGGCTGGGTCGAGATGCAGGTTGCCAGCCTCTAGGGCCTTGGTCAATCCTGTGCGGTCTGCGAATGCCTTGAACAGGTTCTGCGCCTCGGTCGCCGCTTGGTCGCGCTCCGCCTTCACCGGGTAGTCCTTGTCCAACGCGCTTGCGAGCCGTGCGGGGAATGTCTGCTTGAGAGCATCCTGCTGGGTCTTGTGCTGCTCGGTTCCGGTCTTGATAACGCCCGACAGCAACTCCCATTGCTTCTTCGCCTGTCCTTTGGTCAACCCTGCCTTGAGCGCGTTGTCACGGAACATCTGCTCCAATGCCTTCGCGTCCTCTGGCAGTCCATCGGTAGACACGTCGTACTCGGTAGGAGCCTTGGGAACCCCCAGCTTGTCGTAGAATGCCCGCACCTGCTCCGGTGTGGCGTTCTCTGTGGGAAGCGTGATTGCCTTGCTCTGTGCGTCCTTGAGCGACAGGTACGCCTTCCCTAGGTCTGTGATGGTTCCGTGCTCAGCCCATGCGGGATTGTCGCGGATTTCCGGTGCGAACTGTGCCACATATTCACCTGGCATTAGGTATCCTCCTGTAAGTCTGAATTGTCAGCGCCCTGCATGATGGCATGGGTGAACTGCTCTATCTTCGGTAGCGTGAGTATGCCAAGCTTGGCAAACATCCAATTGCATAGCGCGATGTTGTTGGGATTGATGGTTTCCGGGTCTGCGTTGTAGTACCCGAGCCGGTTGAGTATCTCGGCCATGACCGCCTCTCCTTCCGGGTTCTTGAAAACCTTCTGCCATATCGCGCGGTTCTTCCGTATCTCCTCCATGGTGAACATCTGATAGGGATTGTCCATACCACCTCCTAAGCGTTCGCATTGGCGACTGGACTGCCCTTCTCGGGAGCCTTGCCACCCTTTGCCATGACATCTGCGCTCACCTTGGCCTGCTCAAGCATCATCTGCCGTTGAGCCTGCTGTGCCTGCAGTTTAGCCCTTGCCTGCCTGATCTCCTCGACCTTCTCAACCTTGCGCAATACCTCACTCCGCACCGCGCTTGCGTCTGCCATGACCTCGATGTACTTGTCCATGTCAACCTTGTCCAGAATGGCCGGAGCTATCTGCGCCATGGGAAGAATCTGGTCCATGAACGCCTTTGTGTTGCTCAGCTCGTGCGCCCGCTTCTGTATCATCGCCAAAGGCGACACGAAGTCGATCTTAAGATCGTTGTCCGCTATGCTCTCTGGTGGTGATGGCAACCTTCCGTATCTCAACTCGGAAGCGAACAGGTCCTCGAGCACCGGCTCCAAGAACTCGCTTGACAATCTGCCGAAGAACGACGCAAGCAACGCGCTCTTCTCGTCCTGCAGTCCCATGACCTCGGTAGCGGTCTTCATGCGCTCTATGTTCTCGGTAAGCACCAGAAAGAAGTCGCTGTAGAACGACTCCCGCACGCTTGCCTTCATCCTGTCCATGTCGTCCGTCAGCCATGCGAGGTCGCCTGTTATTTCGGTGGTTGCGAAGTCCTGACCTGGTCTCACATCGATGATCGCACCGGGCACGAAGTTGACCAGCAGTCCCTCGGTGCGCCTGATCGGTGGCCTTGCCTTGAGCTGTGACAGCCTCACCTTGTCCTTCTGCATTGAGTTGAGCTGTCTGATGTTGGATATCTCAAGCATCCCCGGAGCGTCTACACCCCAAACCTCGCCTGTGGAAGAACGCGCCCAACGCAAGGCGAAGAACGGCTTGTACTCGTAGCGTTCCTCCCTGATCACATGCGACAGCTCGCACTCAGACCAGTACACCCCGATATAGGGGTCTGTTCCGGGAACGTCCAGCTCGTATCGGTACGATGGGCCTATGTAATGAAAGAACCTCCACATCTTGGTAGGTTCATCGCATAGCCTGATGGACAATGGCAGCGACTTCTTGCCGAAATAGTCCATGGCGGTTTCAGTGTCCATCCATATCTCGCGGAACAGCGTGTCCACTTCCCCGAAGGAATCCTCCTGGAGAAGCACGTGCTTTGGGTGTAGCGTCTTGTAGCACGGCAATGAGCGCTTCTTGTTGTCCTCCCTGAGCATGACAGCAGTACCGAAGTCAGCCGCGCACTTGAGAAACGCCCGGCTCTCGTCGTAGAAGTTCGATGCCGCAAGCGTGGTGTACATGGACCGCTCGGACTTCTGCAGGAACCCCTTGTTGTCGTCCGACTCGTTCAGATCATCGCTCTCGAACGCAAGACGGAACCATGAGATGGTGCGCCCGCACGCATAGCCCTGTATGCCGTCCGCAAGCCTGTTGGATGCCTTGATTCCCACGTTGTCGTATATTTCCCTGACGGATGGCAATCCTTCCTCCAGCGGGCTTCCTGTTGACCAGTCACCGTGGTATGGCGTGATGTACTTCGCAATCTCCTTCCATATCTGGTCGTAGCGCATTCTGTCGGATTGTAGCGTGGTCCGTACCCTGTTCAGCCTGTCCATCTGCTTCTTTGTTGCCATATCAACCTCACATGTAGTCCATAGGGGACCAGTCGGATATCTTCTGCTGCGAACCCTGTAACACCTGCTCGTCAGTCTTGCGGTGGCGGGTGAAATACCAAGCGCCCATGAGATAGCATACAATCAAATCGTCATGCACATCGTCGCTCTCCGCCTCGTACTTCATTTTCTTTGCAACCTTGTTCGGGTCGCCCTTGAATCCCATGAGCTGCCTGCGGAAGTCCTCTGCGAACTTGAGCGTTGGGACGATGCCGATCCTGCCCTGCTGGGAAACTACCTGCCCGGCCATGACCAGATCGTCACGAGGAACGCATATCTCCTTGAGCACCTGTGCCCCTCTCATCTTTCCTGACTGCTTGTTTGAGAACACGCTCCCGAAATCAGCGTACTTCTCATGCACGTCGCCTCCACTAGTGAACACAATCGGAATCGGCGTGAGATACTGCTCGCGCATGATGTCTATCACAGCTTCCCCGACTCCGGTTCCGTCAACCAAAAGCTCGCTGTTGTTCTTGAGGTCGCGATGTCCCGATAGAGCGCATACGTTTCTCACAAGGTCAGTATATTTCGTGTTCACGAATTTATCAATGAGCACTATCTCGTAGAAGTGTTGCTTTTTGTCTGGGATATTGATGCTCGAAGCACCGTTGACTATCTTGATATTGTCCCTCATCACCATCACGGCGGCAGGGTCGCGCTTCTTTCCAGGGTCCACGATTATCAGATATTGCTTCATTTTTGCCCCAAAAGTACTTTTTTAACGTGGTTGTCAGTATAAACCCTAGATTCTGCCATACTGACTTCCTAAATAATTACCAAATCCGCTAGAATCCAACGGTT